TAATTTTCGTACCTGATGTTATAGGCACACTGGTTTTATCCTGATATTGGGTGATACATATATTATAAAAAATAGCAGCTGCTACATGCCCTGGCAACCGAGTTGTTTCATCCATTAAATAATTCTTTGTGTATCTTTCAATATTATTGACTCCCTTTGGAAGTCCAATATCCATAATATTTGGCGAGTTATACAATTCATCTTTATATGATACTATATCAAGCGCAACTTCTTCCCACGTTTTACCTCGTAACAATTGTTCAACGAACCCATTAAGTTTTTTGGCCACTGGGAGAGGGAGTGTTGTTTTTTTCGTATCCAATCCCATAATCTTCATTTTGTCTACTTTTTTCCCATCTAAATTAACCAGATGAAGAATATATCGTTTCTTTTCAACAAAAATTCCATTATCCGAAACGATTTCTCTGCCCGTTTTGATAATATTATCAAATCCTTCAGAACACATGAAAGTTTCTCTCATAAATGCTGGGAAAGATTCATTTACTTTAACAGCCACAGCGTCCGCTATTTTAATAGCGTCTTGTTCATTAGTAGCATGTGTCAAGAAATATGTGCTATCGGTGTCACCATATATAACAGATTCTGTTTGAAATCGCCCGTTAAATTTAGGGCCAGTTAGCGCCATCTGTGCTGCTTCTTGTTCACTGTACCCACTATCGATAGCATCTTTTATTGTTTCATATAATGGAAAATCAATGTTATAATTTCCATCCAATAACCTAGCGACCTCGCGGCACTGATGTTTTAGAATCATTCGGCCTGTGGCTGTTGTTGATTCCCCCATACGAAGATCATAGAACCTAAAGAATTGGTTTGTCAGAGCCCCATACATTGAGTTTAGCTTGATTTTGTACACATACTGTAATCGATCATAGTAAGCCGTCAATTGTTTATTACCAGCACGGTCCGCTTCATCTTTTAGGGCTTGGTATTTTTTACGGGTGGCATACCAAATTGCTAAGATTGATGGGATAATTCCTTTCTTATTTTGATCAAATACGGTGCCATATCCTGATATACTCCACCTTCGGTGTTTTAGAATTGTCTTCCATTCAGCGGCAGTTCGACTCCGTGTAGTTCCATCTTCTAATTCAAATAATAATATTTCATTAGTCTCATTTTTAATTGCCTCTACGGCGAGTTCTTTCGTTGTAAATTGTCCACGGAGTGTTTCGGGAGATATGTTTATTGATCGGATATCGGATGGATACAGAGAATTAATGTCAATAGATCCAAACCACTCGTGTAGCCCTATTTGTGGTAATAGAACAAATGCTCCATCAATGGACGCATCAATATCGGGCATATCAGAGTTGTTCACAACAAGATTGAGAGCATGGTGACAATGATTTACGATAGCCAATTCTGCTAACTTTAATGTCCCCATTACATGCTGGAATAACCCTCCAGACAAATGATACATTTGATTAGCAAGATCAATATACCCAAGTCGTTGTTCAAATCCATGAAGAATTTCACAGTCTCGGATGTTGTATCGTACGAAAAAAGCAAAATTTTTAACATATAGTGATGCTAACGTTCCTTCGTATTCTAGCTTTGGTAAGATCGGTTCTTTGGTGGTGGGATCAACTAATACAACATCGGCAATATACGATAATTTATATGATGGTTGAGATGTCATTTCATATTTTTTGTATAATTGCATGTAGTCAGCTAATAACCGCCCCGTAGTTTCTACTTTAATTTGTGGATGGTTATTAGTCATAATTTCCTTGTACTCAGGAATTTTTGACCCAGGAAAGGACAGTCGTTTGAAGGCAGCTTGCCCCAATACTAACTCTAATCTTTTTGCAATATACGGAAAGTCAAATGTGTCTGAATTCCAACCACACAACAAATCGCTATCTTTAATAATGTTCAAGAATTTAAGTAATAATTCAGATTCTGTTGCAAATAAGTGGAATTCTGTTTTATATTCAGGCGGGATGGGCAAAATTTCATTGCATGCGTTTTCTAATAACGAGGGGGTCCAATCAATTCCATCATTTGGAGGAACTGCTAATACAATTAGATTTTGATTGTGTTCGTGGAATAATGCAATGGCGTTAATTGGAGCATATGGGTTTTTTGGACCAGCGAATCCAAGCTCAGGATCATAATCAACTTCAATATCCAATAACGTTACATGAAGTTTAGGAACTGGAAGTCCGTAATAGTGCTGTGATATAATACGAAGCTCTGGGCCAATGTCACTTTCCCATAGGTTTCGAAGGTTTTTACGAGCAGAATAATAATCACGCCCGTTTGAGAAATCTAATCGAGTAACAGGAGTGTTATATATTGTAGTGTGTGTTCCAGTGTCATCATCTTGGTAAAAGTAATATGGTGCATTATATTTTTTTGTTATTCGTTGTCCGTGTTCGTTTCGTTCCCACACTATAACATCATCGTGATCTTTCATTGTTGATATATAAGACATTATTTCTCCAGCCAGCATAAATACTTGTTTATTTTATTGGGCGTTATAGATGAAAATTATTCAATTACTTTCCGAGAGCATATCATTAGATGCTACCATCAAAAGCATGGTTGCTGATATTAATAATTCAATACCTTCAACATTTCAGACACTTGAAACTGCTGCTGAAAAGTTCGCATATAATAATGGCACCCTTCGGGGGTTTCCGTTAGTTGCATCAGGTATAGGTTCAAGGTGGCATCGAGATTTTTATTTTAATAAAATACAAAAAGATTTGTATGATTTGATTCGGTACTATCCATCTCAGACTGCATCTCTTAGATCATTCTTGTCCGACGGAAAAAGATCTTTCCATGAAACATCAGCTGTTCTTCCTGATATTTTATTGAGTATAGCGCAAAATGTCAAATCCTCTCAGTTAGAACGCGCAGCTCGTATTTGGATTAAAGCACGTTCCAAATATCAAGATATCATTCGTTCACTCGGGGATTCTCTTGATGATGAAGAAGATGCCTCAACACCAACAGCATCACAACCGAGTGCCATTGGTGGACAAAACCAACACGTAGAAGATATTATCTCTCACGTGCTGGGGTCCGTACCTAGAAAAATTGCTGGAGAAGTTCGCAACATTGTTGCGAAAAGTCCCAATAAATTAAAAACCCTGAAGGATGAATTAGCCAAACGAGGAATCAACATTTAATACCGTGGCATTTTAAGAATTACGCGATCCGTCCATCCGTTGTAAATCTTTGTACCTAGCGCTAATTGACACGTTACGGATACCACTCCTCCGACTAAAATGAACCCTAACATAAACACAATCCATTCGGTTACTGATAAATTAGGGATTTGGTATAATCCAACTAATGCGGCCACTACACAACACATATCAAAGATTGTAAAACGCTGAATGAATATATGTTTTATGAAACTCATTCCTGTCCATCCATTTCATTGGAGAAATCATCATCTCCTGGAGTTGATGGTGGAATGGAATTGATTGCCGCATCATCGCGAAGTTTACCTTCAACCACTGTTTCGTAAATAATCTCAAAGTGACGATTTTCTTCGAGAATATCTGAATATTCATGTTTATACATTGTACGTGCAATTTTTGTGATCATTGCTTTTTCAAGTCCATATTCTGCGGATAAGTCAGCAATAGTTTCTTTGACCCCATCACGAATATCATCCATTTCTTGGTAATATTGTGTCACAACCGCCAGTGCTGATTTGAATCGTTTCCGTTCATCTTCTGAATTAAGAATATTTGCGCCTTTGGCGGCCTGAGGCTTTGCTTTTTTCTGGTATGCCATTTTTTTCTCCTTATTATTAGAATTAGTATTAATTCTTAATCCTTACTATATGTCAATAATAATAGGTTGACAACTGCAATCCTTTTACGCGATTGATAGTGCAGAAACTTTCTCACCAGGAACCAATTCTTTTACATATGCTTCAATTACATCCCGTACAGATTGTTCGATTAACTGCTGAAGTTTTGATCGTGATAATACAAATCCAGAATCAGGGAAAGGTTGCAAACGCAGTTGATATGATTCAAGAGAACGTGGTGTAATTATTCCATCGGAACAACAATGTGTATCTCTTAACACTCTTGACACACTATTAATATGATCCGGTGTTATATCTGTTCCTTCAATATCTATCTCATACAATTGATGGGGTAGATAATGTGTAAAAAATTTCATTTTCAACCCCTCCAAATGTTCTGCATGTTGCTTGGATAATAATGCTAAATCATCTAGCGAAACGTGAGGATTCTTACGTAAAATTTGTTCCTTACAAATGGCATCATTTGCTTGTATACTCTCAATGATATCATAGACTAATTGTACCAATTGTTCATTCATCGTGTTGTACTTTCCTTAACTTAAATATGTACGATTAAATTGATCAACGTCTGTTCGTTGACGAAGCCGTACTTGTTTAACATATTTAGTAGTCGAAAAATCACTAGACCCAGTCCCAAGAACTCGACCAATCCCCATATTATATCCAGCAATTGTCTTGTTTAAATCTCCTTTGCATAATTTTAGATATATGGAAAAATGTCGAACGGCAATTCTGATGTTGGCTTCTTTATTAGTCATTAGTAATTTAATAATGTCGGCATTAGAGATTGCTGTCTTGTTTGGAAAATACCTATCTCGTGTGTCGGGATAATGCGTAAACACTGAACGAGCAGCAACTACCTGCACCTGCATTATTCCATATGACCCTCCTGAATTAAGACGTGGGTTTGTTCCTCCATTTGATTCTTGGAGCATTATAGATTGAATTATAGTAGGATGTCCTACTTCTTTTCCTATGGTGTGAGCCAACCGCAAGTTGGTTATTTGCTCACTGGTAAAGATTAAATTGTTGGTAGGTTTTGATTGGGCAAAACCTGGCGTTAATAGCACTACGAAAATCGTCAAGATCGCAGTGACGTTGGTGAGGTGATGAAATTTCATCATAATCTCCTTTCCGTCATGTTAATGACAAAAAATGAGCTCTTATGGTGTGATTAACACCAATTTAAGACCATTATTGATTTTTTGTGTGTTGTCGGAGCCAGTTATTGACTAAGCAACGAGGCAAACCACCGTGTATAATTACCGGGGAATTCCTGTGGATTATAAATATAGGGTGCCTTGGCCGCGATTTGAATTCGCGCTTGGAATAAGTCACCGATGAGAACTTTTGTTGTTATGTTTATGAAATGAGGATCGCTTGGGAATACGATTAACGTTCCCCGCTTTGGGTTAAATCCAAACCCGTGTTGAGGAAATTCTAATCGTCCTCCATATACCTCAAATTCTGCTGCTAAAGGTGGTTCATCTTGGTAATCAACCAAAAATAATACACCTGTTAAATCTCTTTGTTTCGTTCGTAACCATTTCCCCCTTAAAAAATGACTATTTTCACAAACAGCACTCCCAGTACTAGAAGTTGGGAACCATTCAATTGACATTGGTTCAGTTCCGCGATATTCTATGTTGTAATAATTAGACAGTGTTGGTATTAGTGGATCTAGTCGTGTGTATATCACATTTTCTGCGTAGTCGCTGGTACGCACAGTAAGTATTGAGTCACCTCCTTTATTGGTATCAGGCACTGTGAAATTACAAGCGTCGAGTATGTCTTCACACATATATGGTGAAATGAACTCTTCTACGACAAAAAATGGTGATTTTATATTCAAAACGTTATTTCTCGCTGGTTACCCGAAGATTGTTTACGAGCCCTATGAAATCTTCGAGTGATAAATTTTCATTTATAATAGTTTTTACTGCTAAAACGACATTATTGCTGAATTTTGAAGAAAAATCAAGAGATTCATTAGGGTTATTACCAGGTTGTGACACATCCACTACAAAATTTCCTGCTTGTAATATGTTTTGCCCGACTAAAATCATAGCATCCATATTGCTGCGATCATTTAAATTGAAAGCGGCGTCTTGGATTTGAATTCCATCAATTTCAATATCAAAATTAATAATTGGACGTGATTGCCCACCTCCATCCGCTGAATGTACATCCTGAGATCCATCTAGTGCCATGGTAATAACATTATTGGATAGTGCTGGACAATTAAAAGACACTTGTCCATTTTTAACGGTTATATCAGTAGCATGTATAGACGAAGTAGTAGCTCCTGTATCTACTTTTCCTTCAACAGTTGTGTTAATATTAACAAATTTCACATGAACAATATTTCCAATTGTTGTTTTTTCGTGTGATATATCATCCATTATAATTGCGTTCCTTGAGAAATATGATAAGTATTTATACGTTTTAATAACGGAGCAATGTATTGTTCAATTGGTTGCTTATATATTAGTGGAACGGCTCCTCGTTCTACGCTTATGATAATTACTGCTTGGTCGATTTGAATATTAAACCGTTCCTGAATCATTAATGCATATGCTGTTGTTTGTAACCAATAATCCTCGATAGCTTGGAGTGTTTTATTATTTGTAGCAGTCTTAAAATCAATGATAGATAATGTATTTTGATATTCCCCAACACAATCTAACCGTCCTGCTACTCGCAACAAGTCACTCCATACTGAAATTTCTTGACATATAATGTTGTTAATCTGATTAAGATATAACCGAAGTGTGTTAAATTCAGTTATATGGGATAATTCTTGACCACGGGTTGGATTCGGATCATTGTTCAACCATCGTTCTATCATCAGATGGACGGCAGTTCCTCTAGTGGCCGCTCGTTTTGTTTCTTTGTCTGCTTTTTCGGGTCCGAGAGATGTGCGCCAATTAGTCAGCCACTGTTTATCTTGTGATCCAAGAACCGTTGTTATGGATGGGTATTTTTTTCCCTCGGGGGTGAAATAAAATCTTCCTGTTGATCCTTCAATAGTTTTTAAAGAGGTAGGAGTTATAGCATTTATATGGTTGAACATTCATTATCTTTGCATTGTTGGAGCAGATCCAGGGGTTTGAGCCCCTGTACTACCTGGTTGAATTGTTCTATTTCCCTGTGGTTGATTCTGGGAGGCTGGTTGTGAAGTTGAGGATTGTTGTTGCCCTAACTTTGCTGCTTCCAATTCTTGCTGTTTTCCCTTTTGCAGTATTAATTTATCAAGTTGGGCTATTTGTCTATCAATCGTTTGATCTTGGGTAGCCTTCTTTATGAGTAATTGTTGACGTTGCATCGTTAATTGAGCCATTTCTGTAGCTGCATCTTCATCAAGCATAAGGAAAGATTTAAAGGTAAATGACATGATTATTTTATCCTTCCTAAGATGTATCTAGCAACATCATGGGGATGGACTCGTTGGGTTCCAAGAGTTTTATTACTTGGTTGTGGTTTTTGAGGAACGGGGCGTTGTGTACGATAACTGGTGCGTTCTTCCTCCTCTTGTCCATGATTCCGTAAACTCTGTCCTAAACCAAAATCTTCAGGTTGGCCACCATCATCTTCCGACTCCATTTCAGCTTTCCACTTGGCGAGTTGTGCTAACCGCTTCGATTCTTTACTCTCTTCTTTGCGGGTCTTGTTAAAAGTATCCATATCTAACAATTCTTCTTCTTGTTTGACACGCGAATGAGCTTGACTAACAGCTGCCTCAGCTTCCCGATTTTTAGCTTCGGCTTCACGAGCTTTTGCATCTGCCAACCGAGCTTCTGCATCTGCTTTCATCATATCAATAACCTGTGTCAGCATGTCTTTTGCGTCCCCTCCTGTATCATCCATGGGTGGGGTTTCACTATCAGCATCAATGTCCATGTCTATATCCGCATCGCCCTCATTACCGAGGTCCATATCGTCACTTTCACCGGGGGCAGCAGAAGGATCATTGGATAGTCGTTGATCTGTTTCTTCATCTTCCTCAACATCGGGCCACACTACGTCAATAATGTCAAAACGATCTTTTAGTTTAAACAAAACTTCAGCAATTTCGGGGATTTCGTCATCATCAATACTACCCAACGTCCCAGCAATGGCATTTTCAAATTCATCTGCTTGCTCTGATCTAACAGTTACGCGAACAATTTTTCCATTATCATCTTCAAGTCCAAATGTGGCTGTATCTCGAATATTTTGTTTCTCTTTAGTATCAAGAGATTTGAGTTTAGAAATAACTTCTGAATTATCGAATGTGGGTGGTATATTTGATGAAACTCCCGGAGTTGGTTGATCTAACTCAAATAATCCTCCACAAACTTCTTTTAACCCTAACCCTTTATTCAAATCAGTAGGTTTGCGTGATTTCTTTTTCTTGGTGAATGTAATCAGTTTTGGAGTAGGAGGAAGGTTTCGTTGGATGACAGAAGTCATTAATGGCATAGCAAACCCCGCTACTGCCCCGGCTCCAACAGAGCCAGCACAAGCGTCTTCTGTGAATTTTTTAAGTAGGTTCATGAAATATATCCTTCAATACATAATTATTGTACTGTATTTATGAATATATTTCAAAACACGACGGCTATATCTCTAATTTTAGAGATATTAATCTAATTATGGGTTGGGCGACTAGGTTTATTAGATTTTTCAGCATTTTGGATGTATCGTAATGCGGTATCAAAGGCAGTCTCTCCTGGAAACTTGCTTTGCACCGCATTTAATAATTCAGCCAATCGTTTTTCGTTGTGAGTTCTAGAATTTACGGACGATACCGGAAGTGGTTGAATCACCACATGAGGGGCAATATCAGGCATATTCTGCTCATGTTTACTACCAAACCACCGTAAGATTTGTAACTCTTTAATCCAGGCGATGAATTTAACGAAAAACGATTGTGCTGTGTGGTCCATTTAATAATCCTCAATAACCTCAATCTTATCCCTGAAAAAACTTCGTTGTTTCCCCGCAGACAAAGGAGTCTTTGAAGAAAAGTCCAGCCACTTATGGAATGAAAGAATTTGACTTAGTTGTTGATTACGATATGTTAAATACTCACCAACTAAAGATTCTACTGTTTTGGACTGAGAAATATCATCATTGACGAGGTCGCTTATGTCAATAGCTGAAACAAGGTCTGGCAATGATAATGGAATAATCACCCTAAGCGCAGGATTTTCTTCATTCTCTTTATGGTATTTAACCAGTGATGGAGAACCTACTCTCATAATGTTTTATCCTTTTTCTTTGGTTTTTTACTCTTGGCAACTTCAGCGATAGCGGCGTCTTCAGGGTGAACCACTAACTCTGCTGGTGGAGCATTATCAATAACTTCTTGTTCAGCTTCTTGTAATTCAGCTTGGAACTGTTGAATCAGCGAATTACGAAGATCATTTAATGCAGCACGCGTCCTCAGTAAATCAGACGTTAAGTCAACTTCCTTTTGCCTCCAATCGTCCAAATACACAACTAATTGTTTCACAGCGTCACTACAATTTGCTACTTCAACTAACGTATCTTCTGTTAACTGAATGGTTTTTGTTGGTTCAATTGTAATCATTGATAGATCCTTTATGGGTTATTGTTATGGTTTTGTTACATATCCATTATGTCTAATAAGGATAATTTATTTTGTGATGTTGAATTTTTGCTACATTGTGCGGCTTTGTTTCCTATTACCGCACTAAAATCATCTCCTTTATGAGACTTTGCCGGAGTTACAATTCTCAGTGAATTATTTATCCAAGTGAGATAGATTGTTTCCCCAGCTCCTCCACTATTTCGTGTTTTGAGGAAAATCATTCCTATTTCACCACTAGCTTTCATTGTTGGGGTTAGTATGATTGACACATATACGTCCACCGTATTCACTTTTGTTATTCCTCCGGCGATGTGGCCTTGGTTTATTTGCTCCGCATCGATTGCTGCCCTATTTTGTTGCGACGCTGTTAATCCAATCATGTTATAATCAAATACGATTTCTCGTAATTGCTCGGTAGCGAGCTTATCCTTATTAGATACATTATTAGCATCCACTTTTTCGTTAGTTCCCATAATATCCAAATAATCAACTATCAATACATCTGGAACATATCCTTGTTTGAGCTGAAATTCTTTTAAATATGATCGTATTTGATTGGAGTTAGTTCCAACCGGCA